TCTTTTAGTTGGTTTTAAAGGTCTCCATACAATATCGTAATTTAAAAGCTGTTCTCCTAGTAATTGCTGTTGATACAACTGTTTAGTTGATAGTCTTATAGACTTACCTTGAATTGGTAAAATCCAATATGGTTCAGGATATGAATTAACTTTTAATAGTTTTCCAACTTCGGGGAGTACTTCGTTAGCACCAATCCCAAGTTTACGCTTAACGCATTCACTTGAGACGCAATGCATTCGAGCAATACTTGTTTTGCATTTGTACGCATAT